CCGCGCGCTCGATACGAAAGCCTTATCGACCGATGGCTGGACGAGGGCAAGCTAGGGATGCACCCAAAGGCCGGGAAGCGGCATGATATGGCCATATGGCTGCGCGAGCTGCACGCGAACACCCATCCGAGCGAAGTCCAGGACTTCACCGGCGCCGGTGGCGGAAACGGGGAAATGTCCGACGCCCAAGCGTGGAACTTCGAGTGCTACAAAGATTCGATGATGGACATGGGCCAAGACGCCTGCGCGGTCGTGGCGGTGGTCTGCGAGGACCAGGAACGGAAGGTGGAGCCTGTCTTGCGCGGTTTGGATCGGTTAATTGAACGAAGGGGGATATGATGGCGTGTTCATTTGTGAACGATATCGCGCACCATGTTCATCAACGGACTTGCGCCGCAAAATGTAGTTGACACGATCTTGCGAGGCACGATATCTTGTGCATGTCTACGGACGGCCCCTTACCCGGAAACGGGTGGGGCTTAAGGCTGTAGGTATGTCTGAAAGTAACCGCTCCCGAATAGGTCGAGCGGTTTTTTGTTACCCGGAACGCCCGAAGCGGCAACCTTTTCATAGCTTATTGCACACAAAGGCCGATCTGGGCTTCCGGGTGCGTTTAACTTTCCCCCACATAAAAGGGACAACGATGGCTAAGACCGGCCCGAAGCCGTTGAACCCAACGGACGAAGAACGCGAGCTTGTCCGCAAAATGTGTGCGGTGGGCATACCGCAAGAATCAATAGCTCGGGTCATCCGAGGCGGCATTGATAAAAAGACCCTGGCTAAATACTTCCGCGCGGAAATCGACACGGCTGCGGTGGAAGCCAATACCAAAATCGGCCAGACGCTTTTCGAGAAAGCCATGGCGGGAGATACCACGGCGGCGATTTGGTGGACAAAGGCGCGGATGGGCTGGCGTGAAAAGCAGGACATCGGGTTTACCGATAAAGACGGCAATGACCTGAACTTCACGGTTAAGTTCGTCAAATAGTGCAAGTTGAAATTCCGGACGCTTTCAGCGAGCTATTCATCCCCGCTCGTTACAAGGCGTTTTACGGCGGGAGAGGGTCGGGCAAGTCTCACAGCTTTGCCACGGCCCTTTTGATTGAGGGCGGCAAGAAACCGCTGCGGATACTCTGCGCGCGGGAAGTTCAACTATCCATCAAAGATTCGGTCAAGCAGTTACTCGACGATAAGATTCGGGCGCTTGGCGCGGGAGACTTTTACGAGAGCCTACAAAACGAAATCCGAGGCAAGAACGGCACGCAGTTTTTGTTCGCCGGCCTTGGAAAGATGACGACAGATCAAATCAAGTCGATGGAAGGCATTGATCGGGTTTGGGTCGAGGAAGCGCAGACGATCAGCGCCACCTCACTTGAGATACTGATCCCGACAATCCGGAAGGCCGGTTCCGAGCTTTGGTTCTCGTGGAATCCGCGACACGCCAGCGATCCGGTGGATCAGCGGTTCCGGGGTGACGTGACGCCCGAAGGCTCGATCATCCGCAAGGTGAACTACGACGCTAACCCGTTCTTTCCGAAGGAGTTGGACGCAGAGCGGCAGTTCGACGCCAAGCATAAGCCTGACCGTTACGGGCATATCTGGTTGGGTGAATACGAGCCGACCGCTGTGGGCGCTATTTGGGACCGCTTGACGCTGCACCAAAACCGGCGTGCGGAAGCGCCCGAAATGGCGCGCATCGTGGTGGCGGTCGATCCTGCGGTGAGTTCCGAGGAAAACAGCGACGAACACGGCATCATTGTGGCAGGTCACGGGACGGACGGTCGCGGATACGTCCTGGACGACATGACACTCAAGGGCGGCCCGAAGCAATGGGCGGAACGCGCTATCGCTGCCTATGATCTGCACGAAGCCGATGCCATCGTGATCGAGGTTAACCAGGGCGGCGACATGGTGCGTCATACCTTGGAAAGTGTGCGCAAGGACGTTCGGATTATCGAGGTCAGGGCAACGCGCGGCAAACACGTCCGGGCCGAGCCGATTAGTGCGCTCTACAGCTTGGGCCGGGTCAGCCATATCGGCAGCTTCCCGAAGCTGGAAGATCAAATGTGCCTCATGACGGCGGCGGGCTTTGAAGGCGAGGGTTCGCCGGATCGCGTTGATGCGCTGGTATGGGCGATGACAGAACTATTCCCGGCCATGACAAGGCCGAAGGCGAGGAAGATTCATGTTGAATTCGGCGGCGGCGAGCATTCATGGATGGGCTGATTGATGGCCGATGACGTTGTAAAGGACGCGCTAGAGCGGTTCGAGGAATCCGAGGAAGGGTCGAGCTTCAACCGCGAGGCCGCCGAAGCGGATATTCGGTTTTCCCGCCTGTCCGAGCAATGGGACGACAAGATCAAGAAACAGCGGGAAGCCGAAGGCCGCCCTTGCCTGACCATCAACAAGCTCCCGGCCTTTATCCGGTCGGTGGTGAACGAATCCCGGCAGAACAAGCCCGGCATCAAGGTTTCCCCGGTCGATAACGGCGCGGATGTAAACACGGCGGAAATCATCGGCGGGTTGATCCGGTCGATTGAACGAGGTTCCAACGCCGAAATCGCCTATGACACGGCGATAGATCATGCGGTGTCCGGTGGGTTCGGGTTCTTCCGGATCGGTATCGACTACGTGCATGACCGTAGCTTCGAGATGGAAGCGCGCATCGAGCGTGTGCCTAATCCGCTCATGGTGCATTGGGACGTAAATTCGACCGAGTTCGACGCTTCCGATTGGGAATATGCGTTTATCTCGGACCTGTTGACCGAGGATCAATTCAAGCTCCGATACCCCAAGGCTGACCCGGTGCATTTTCAGGGTGATGCCCGCGACGTGGTGGCGCATTGGCTTGATGACGATCAGGTGCGGATTGCGGAATATTGGCACCGCGCGGAAGAAAGCGCCGATCTTGTGTTGCTGTCGAGCGGCATTGCGGTTCTGGCGGACGAACTACCCCGCTATGCGCGCAAGATGTTGGAGCGCGGCGGGCTTGACCCGTCCATAGGGACCGACGACGAAGCCATTATGAAAGCCATGCTGGCAACGGGTGTTACGGAAGTCCGGCGCCGTCAGACGCGCGTCCACAAGGTAACGCGGCGGATTATGTCGGGCATCGAGATTCTGGAAGAAGAAGAATGGCCCGGCTCGACCATTCCGATTTGCCCTGTATGGGGCGAGGAAGTGTTCCTTGACGGGCGGCGGCATTTCCGGTCGCTGATACGGGACGCGAAGTCGCCGCAGGAGATGTTCAATTTCTGGCGCTCGGCGACGACGGAGCTTGTTGCGCTGGCACCGCGTGCGCCTTGGGTCGGCCCGGTGGGGTTTGTTCCACGAGGCCACGAGGCGAAGTGGGAGACGGCCAACACGCGGTCTCACGCTTATCTGGAATACGAACCGTCACAAGGCGGGGGCGTTCCCCAACGCCAGCCCTTTGCGGGCGTGCCTGCTGGCGCGTTGCAGGAGGCCATGAACGCTTCGGACGACATGAAGGCGGTTATTTCGATCTATGACCCGTCCTTGGGCGCGCAGTCGCGGGAGACCAGCGGGCGGGCGATTATGGCGCGTCAACGGGAATCGGATACGGCGAATTTCCATTTCCCGGATAATCTGGCGCGTGCCATTCGTTACGCGGGCCGGTGTTTGGTCGATATTATCCCCGCCGTTTATTCGGCGCGAGAGACCATTCGCATTCTTGGCGAGGACAGCAAAGAGAAGGTGGTCCGCTTGGTTCAAGACGGCGGCGGGAAGCAAGGGGAAGACGGCGAACAGGAACTTTATGATCTGTCCATTGGCGAATACGACGTGACGGTATCGACGGGCGCGAACTTCGCGACACAACGCGAGGAAACGCGGGAAACGCTGATTGAAATCATGCGCCAGGTGCCGGACGCGGGTCCGTTTATCGGCGATGTTCTCATGGAGCATATGGACTTTGTAGGCGCGGACAAGGTTTCTCAACGCCTTCGCCATTTGTTGCCGCCCGAGGTTCGCCAAGCGGAAGACGAAGACGGAATGAAGGCGCTTTCGCCGGAAGCACGGCAGGCGTTGGCTCAAAAGGACGCGGCCTTGCAGCAGTTGCAGGCGCAGGCTCAAGAAATGATGGGCGAACTCAAGAGGCTTCAAGATGAAGCGACAAGCAAGGCGGCTGAAATGTCTGCCGCGCGCGAGGAAAACGCGACCCGCGCGCAATTGGAGTTGGAGAAAATTCGCGGCGACATGGCAGCGAAACAACGCGAGTTCGAGTTGAAACTGCAAGAAATCGCGCTGAAATCGCGTGAACTGGATATCAAGGAAGCGGACCTAGAATTACGCCGCGCCGTTGATATTGCCCGGCTGGATACGTCTTCGGAATATCCAGCCATTTAAGCCCGCCGTGAGGCGCGCAGCCCTTAGATGGAGTTTTTCATGAGCGAAAATCAATCTGCCGCCCTTGAGGGAGCAGAACCGGAAGTCGAGACCGATGGCGAACTGCCGGAAGTCGAGGAATCCGCAAGCGCCGACGAGCTGGAAGCGGTCGATGCCGTTGAAGGCGAGGAAGGCGAAGACGAAGCCGAGGAAATCGAGGAGATTGAATTCGATTTCGGCGGCAACAAGTTTCGGGTGGCAAAAGACGCCATCCCGGAAGAACTGGCCGGTAAGGTCGATGAGTTCGTAAAGGGAACTTGGTCGGATTACACCAGGAAATCGCAGGCGGTCGCCGAGCAGGCGAAGTCCATTCAAGCGCGGGAAGAAACCGTGGCTAAAATGGAATCGCTCAACGGTGAAGCTCTGCAAGCGTATTCGCATGGTCTGCAATTACGCGGGGAACTTGAGCAGCTAGCACAGATTGATTTGCAATCGTTGTGGCAGTCCGATCCGGACAGGGCGCGACAGATCAGCGATTCAATCGCGGCAAAGCAGGCCGAGTTTCAAAGAACAGTCGCCGAGGTCGCCAACAAGGAAAGCGAACTCTCCGCATCGCAGCAAGCCGAGCTTGCCCGGCGAGAGGAAGAGGGGCGCCAGATTGTTGAGCGACGTATCAAGGGGTTTTCGGAAAAAGCGCCCGAAGTCGTGGATTACGTCGTTTCGACGTATGGCATGGACAAGTCGGAAGCCGAGAAATGGCCGCTCAACCCGATCACCGCAGAGATGGCTTACAAGGCGATGATGTTCGACCGTATGCAGGCTCAGTCCCGGAAAAAGCCGGGCGCCAAACCTGCGGCAGCGCCCGTTGCGCCGATGAAAGGGAAGGGAGCGGCGAAGGCCACGACCGACCCGGACAAAATGTCAACGGAACAATGGATGCGCTGGCGTGAACAGCAATTAGCGAAAAAGGCGTCCTAGTCTTTTCGCTTCAAACCGTCGTGACGACGGCTTACCCCATGGAAGGATTGTCAAATGGCTAATACCCTTTTGACGCCGACTGCGGTTACGCGCGAAGCGCTCCGCATTCTGCACCAAAAACTGAACTTTGTCGGCAAGGTTAACCGGCAATATGACGACAGCTACGCCAATTCGGGCGCGAAGATCGGCGACAGCCTCAAGATTCGGCTGCCGAACCAATACACCGTTCGGACGGGCGCGGTTATCGACGTGCAAGACACCGCTGAGACCAGCGTTACCTTGCAGATCGCCACGCAAAAGGGCGTCGATATGGCTTTTACGAGCCGCGACCTGACGCTTGACCTTGACGACTTTTCGTCTCGCATTCTTGAGCCGGCCATGTCGGTTCTGGCGGCGAACATCGAAAGCGATGCAATGGCGATGTATAAGGACGTTTATAACGAAGTCTCGGACGTGGGTGCCGCGATTACGTTGGGCGACGTTCTCAATGCGTCGAAGGTTCTCACCGACAACCTGACGCCTTCGAGCGAACGGTGCCTGAACTTGAACACGCAGGACAATGTTGACCTTGTGTCGGCCCTGTCCGGTCTGTTCAACCCCGGTGCGAGCATCAGCAAGAACTACAAGGAAGGCATGGTCGCGGGTCAGTTCGTGGGCTTCAAGGAAGTCTATGAAAATACCATGTGGCCGATCCACACGACCGGGACCGACGACGGCACCGGCGATTACCTGGTGAACGACACTGGGACCATTGCCGAGGGTTCGACTTCGATCACGGTGGATACCGGCGCCGGAACGTGGAAGAAAGGCGACATCTTCTATTTCGCCAACGTCAACCGCGTCCATCCGGAAACCAAGGCCGATACTGGCCTGTTGCAGCCGTTCGTCGTGACGGCGGATGCAGCGGCCAACGCCACGTCGATCAGCTTCTCCCCGGCGCTTTACAGTTCCGGCGCGAAGCAGAACGTCTCGGCCATGCCTGCGAACAATGCGGCCCTCAGCAAGCTGGAAAGCGACCGCTCGACGGCGGTTGGCGCCAGTGCCGACTATCGCGTGTCCATGGGCTTCCACAAGGATGCGTTCGCCTTCGCGACCGCTGACCTTGTGATGCCGCAGGGCGTTGATTTCTCCGCGCGGGAAATCATGGACGGCATTTCGATGCGCGTTGTGCGTCAGTACGACATCAATAACGACAACCTGCCTTGCCGGCTCGATGTTCTGTACGGATACAAGACCATCCGTCCGGAACTTGCGGTTCGCTTGGGCTTTAACTGATAGGTATGAAAGGAGCTTTTAATCATGGCTATCAAACAGCTTTCCGACGGTAATCCGTCGGGCGTCCTGCTTGGTCAATCGACCACGGACAAGGTTGGGTTTTACGGCCTGACCACGCCGATTGTGCAGCCTGCCATCACGGCGGTTGCGACAGCGACGGCGACAACCACGCTCAATGAGACCCGGATCACGCGGCTTTATACCGCGCTGATTAACGTGGGCCTCATCAACACGGGCGGTTGATCCGGTTTCCCCTCGCCTTCGGGCGGGGGGAGCCTTTCTTTTGGAGAATACATGTCTCACTTATTCCATGATTCCGGCAATGCGTCCGGTGGTCGGAAAATATGCTTGGCGACAACTTCCTATGATAGCCCGGATGCAGCCTATACATTCTCGATGGCGCAGAGTCGGGAGGCAATGCACAAGGCGGGCTTACAGACGGCCTATATGCTCTTGCAGGGCAATTGCCACGTTGACGATGCTCGCAATAGCGTGGTGCAGGAGTTTCTACTTTCGGATTGCGACGATCTGATTTTTATCGACGCCGATGTGTCATGGACACCGGACGCGCTGATTAGGCTTTGCGGCCATGACGTTGATATTGTGGGCGGTGTGTAT